GTTGAGCAAATCTCATACCATGACTGATAGTTTCATCGCCATTTTTTAACCAATGTCTTCTTGCTTTATCGTTTAGTTGATTAAGATCGGCTGGTACTTTTCTTATTTCATCTTTAAATGTTGTAATAATTTTAAAATTCATCAGTTACACTCATAATAATATCTTTTGGATCATACGGATTATATGGATCTACGTTAATATAAAATACATTTTTGCTTTTTTCTGAAGCATTTTTATTTATCAACGTATAAGAGAACAGTGGTTGCATTGACATGGGCTTAAACGAATGTCGAGCTGGTATTCCTTTTGCTTTTAATTTATGAACAATCTCATTTGCATTAGGATGCCACATATCATAAACCCATACAGCTTTTCTGTTGTCAGGCATTTGATATTTTTCTTGTACTATCGCATTATATATGTTACATATTTCTTGTCTTCTTTTTAAATTATACTCAACATTAGCTAATGATTCTAATGCCATTTCAGCTTGTGAATTTGTACATCTATAATTGAATCCTATTCGTTTATGATAATAATCATGTGTGTCTCCAAAGCTCATAGATCTCATATCTCGAGCGTTGTCAATAAGTTTTTTATCATTAGATGTAATAATTCCACCTTCTTCTGCATGAATGATTTTGTTTCTATAAAAAGAAAAGCATCCTATATCAAACGAGCCAATGGGTTTGGAACCATAATAAGCTCCTTGAGCTTCGCATGCATCTTCAATAACTCTAAGATTAAATCGCTTTGCTAGACTCATAACTCTATCCATATCGACAATGCGACCATAAACATGAGTCACCATTAAGACACGAATGTCATTGAAGTTTTCATTAGCAAGTAACAACCGTTCAACTTCATCTAAATTAATTAGAAGATTATCGTCACAGTCTACGAATATAGGTTGCATACCGGCATAATGAACAGCAAGGCCACTCGCATACATCGTAAAATCTGGAACAATAACACGCCAGCGAATGTTCTTTGGAAGTTCTAGAGCTTCAAGAGCTAAGTGTAAAGCTGCAGTGCCGGTATTAACTACACAAGCATGATCTGTTTGTACATGCTCAGCATACTTAATTTCTAATTCTTCATATGGCTGCATTACCAATCCCACTTACTACCATTATCATAGAAATACTTTATTGTTCTCTCAAGTGCTTCGTTCAACGATACTTCAGGTCTGCTATCAATAACGCTGTACAGTTTTGTATTATCTGATTGTAAGTGCCAAATTTCCCAAGGCCTTACTTTCTCTTGATCAACTTCAATTATAGTTTGATTATGACCCATTAAGCTGCCAATCATCTCAGCTAGATCATAAATTTTAACACCTTCTTCACTTCCCATGTTATACACTTCACCGTACGTACCTTTTTCTAGAAGATCAACAGCCATTTTAACTGCATCCTTAGCGTATTGAAAATCTCTAAAAGAGTTATTACCAAGTTTAACAGTATTCGATTTTGCAAGTTGAGAAATGATTTCTGGAATCACATATTCATGAGTCTCTCTTTCACCAACACAATTAAATTGTCTCATTGCTATTGCAGGAGTACCAGCTTCTCGCCATCGAACTTGCACAAGACCATCAGCTGCCAGTTTAGATACACCATACGTTGAATGAGGCTCGACTGGATCAGTTTCTTTAATCTTGCCATCCATGTTTCCATATATTTCAGCTGAAGATACTTGTAAGAGACCTTGAATGTCTGCTTTCTCACACGCCATCAATACTTTAAGTACAGCCTTTGCATTAATATCAAAGAAGTGCATTGGTCTCTGAAAACATTCAGGTATGTAAGGTTCAGCAGCATAATTAAAAACATAATCAATTTTATATTGTTTAAAAATATTTGCAAGATCGTTTACATCATCTCTAATATCATGCCAGATAAAACTTGCTTTTTTATTTACATGTTTTTGTAATCCGGATATTAAGTTGTCTAATACAATAACGCTGCAATCTCTTTCTTCGATAAGATAGTCTACAAGGTGTGAGCCTAAGAATCCAGCACCACCAATAACGCATACATTTTTTGATTTAATCATTTATGACTCTTCTTTTCTGTAATGGAACTATTAAAAAATTTATCTATAGACTTTTTAACTCGTGCTCTGCAGTCGTTGAGTTCAGTAATTAAAAATGCGGTGTTGCTCTCTTCTTTAGAATATCGCTCTACATAATTACGTTTAATATCTTCAAGCTCCCAAAGCTGTGAATTAATACACCTCATAATATCAAAGTAGTAACTATAACCCACATCAAATTGTACATTTTCATATTGAGAAAGTTCTTTATCAACATCAAGATCATTTTCTTTTTTTATCGATAGTATGGAATGTCTATCAATAAAATCACCTATACTTATTTCAACTTTCATTTGTCATTTTCCATTCTTTCAATATCCAACTACTAGAATTTTTTTTATCTCTTCCACCTACGCCGAATTCAAATTTTACTCGAGGATTATTCTTAAACTTTTCGTATTCCGGAATATATATGTTCTCTGACTTATCTCCTCCATTAGCAAAAACTAATGTTATATCTCTTTGGTCTAATAATTTTTCGATAGCTTTGTTCGAAGTATCGTCATCATCATTAAAACTAATAATCCCATCCACCATTACTAGATTTTGGATTATTGTTTTTCTTTCTTCAAATACGAGAAATGGCCGACCTTTTTTTCTAGTCAGCCATTCATCTGAATTTATACCTACAACTAATTTGTCACCTAGTTGTTTTGCAGCTTTAAAATATTCTATATGACCCGAATGTAAAGGATCAAATCCACCTGTCACTAGTACTATTTTCATAACAAACCCTTTTCATTATATATTACTTCTTTTTACCAAGAGCATCAGCACCAAAGAAAGCTGAAACTAAAACTGCAATAGAAGCAAAGTATGTTGGAGCAATATCAGCGATCAGGTTTGCTGCTGTGTCAAGTCCAAATCCTGCTGTTATTCCAATTCCAATTGGATAGATCAGAAGACCGATTAGCGCAAACCATGCCATCTTACGAATAGCATCTCTTTGCGCATCTTGATCTTCTAGTGCTTTCCTCTTAAATTCTAAATGCATCTCCATTTCTTCTTTTGAGATATGTCCATCGCCATTTGTATCAGCACCTTCTACCGCTGCTGCATCAATTGTTTTTGTTTCTTCTGCCATTCGGTTTCCTCCGTAATGATTGTTTCTGCAATTTCTTTTGCATAACTAAATCCATTACGAAGTGAGTTAGATCTATGACCATTCTCTACAAACCACTTAAGTGTATTTATACATGATCCCTCGATAAGCATATTATAATCACGAGTATGATTTTCGAAATCAGCTCGAAGATTTAGGAGTTGCATTAATGACATCAATAGCTTTATCCAATTCTATGTAAAGGTATTCTTCAAGATCATCTTGATTGGCCTGGAAGCGAATACCGATACCACCAGCTGCGTTAAACCTTTCTATGTTTTCAGGTTTATCGTCAATCAAAATATTTGGACGTCGATCAACAGGATCTTTAGCGTATTTGTGTATGATCAGAGTAAAAACTAAATCACTAAGATCAACTGGAAGAAATGCCATATCTGTTAACCAGATTCTTTTCCAATATGCAGAATTGAATGTATCACCACGTAGTGGAGAAGAACAAATACCCCAACGTATTTCATTCAGCCAGGCTACGTCTGTTACGTGACTAAACATTTTAGAAGTATTTTCGAAAGTATCCAGCGTATTGAAAAAATCTGTATCACGTAAGTCGACAAAGATCTTTTCTTTATCCTTAATCGATTTCCAGTGGTTAACTTGGTAGAGTGCTTCGATCCCACCAAAGAAGTCTGCTATGACCCCATCCATATCTAAATAAATAACACTCATTGAGCAGCCTCCTCTAATGTTTTGAATCCGAATGAATCAACGATTGAATATTTTTTATCTTGATCGTTGTATATCACATCGCCAACTGAGATGGAATGCATACGATTTTCAGAACGTATAATCTTTTCTTGAGGACCATTGTTTCCGATTTCAAATACTTCATCTAAATCGTTAGCTTCGATTTTTGCAACAATAACGTAATTTTCTTCGAATGTTTTAAAATCTAAATCACCATTAAAGCGAAGTTTAAAAAGCTTGTCTTGATCCATGCTTTTGCTTTTAGTGCGATCCATTTGATAAATTATATATGCCATTTTGTTCTCCTCTTTTAAATATAGCTTATAATCTATTATACCATATTCGAGAAAGAATGTAAACAAAAAAATGCATTTATTTGAAAAAAAGTTGTCTTCTTTTATATTCTTTGATTGTGTCTATAAGAAGATCTATATGATTATCTCTATGTTCTCGAAATACAAGAGGTTCATTATCGTCAACATCCATAATAATTACTGTATTAGTGATTGGCATACCGGTACGTTCTTCCCACATTACAGCATATCCTGCCATTTGTGCAAAGTAGTTTGGTATTTTATCATGTGTCTTGACTCGACGAGATGTTTTGAAATCTATAATAGCGGGAACACCATCGAATACACCGACACAATCGCACCGACCAGCCACCCCAAGATGACGACTATAAAGAGGAACCTCAAGGCCGTGTATCTTAGTAATATTTTTGTCAAGGATTGGACGAATGTTTTCGAGACTTTGTCGAATATGCGGTAAGTAGCCTGTAGTGTCTTCATTGAGTAAATACTTTTCTATTATTGCATGAACTGAGGTGCCACGACTTGAAGCACGGTGTCCTATTCGATTTGCTTCTTCATCACCAACACGTTTACGCCATGCAGCGATTGCTTCTTCACTGAGTATACTCAGTACTGTTGTGATGCTAGGATAACGATTGCCATCAGGATCAATATAAGTCCGACCAGACGGCTGTGTATCAGAAACCAAGTCATCATATCCAATATCAATCTTTTCATGTATAAATTCTTTCATATTTTAATTGTATTATCTTTACCTGAACCTGCTTTAATTCTTCTTAAATTATCCTTCCAACCATCATCAGTTTTACTGTGTAAATTGCCAACACCTGATACAATGTTAGGAAACACAGGCACTAATTCAATTTCATTGCTTAATCTTTTTTTCATTTCTTCATACGTACAAAGAACTTGCCAAGTTTCATCTGTTCTTTTATTACGCAGCATGTAGGTCGGCATATTGGAACCACTCCGGTACTGGTCGCTTTGTCCATTTCATAGAAAAGCGATGTTGTTTTGTTTGGTAGAATGCACGATAAGATTTAACTGGATCGTCAAACATGCATTCAGGATTAGATTTCATAGCAAGAGGAAACTTTGTAAGAGTTTCGTCATCTGGTATATTTCTTGGTAGAGCTACTAAGAAAGCTCTTAGATCTTTATCAGTTTTATGAACCTTTCCATATCTATATGTATATTCGTCGCAAAGTGCTGTAAAGTGATCATAATGCCAACGATAGTTAGCTGCAGTTTGCATTGTCCATATAGTACAAGGATGCCCCATATGAACTGCTTTATATAGAATATCTTCAAAAGAATCATTTACCATTTCGTAATACTTTACCATTGTTTTGCCAGATTTAGACGGACGACGTGTAAGAGTACCGTCAAGTATACGATGTGCTGTTGATAACATTTGAGCAGATTCGACAACCATCTTTGGCACGTGCTTATCGCATTGCAATTGAGCTGCTTCAATAGGATTAGTTGATAAAATAAATACGTTCATTATATATTCCTGCTTCTTTAGTAATAATTATATTATACCAAAAATGTGATTGTTTGTACACTTCTATTTTTTCTTTTCATTTAAAAATCAAGGAGCTATTTAGCTCCCTGATCTTTATTAAGTGTTTACTGCGTTAGTATCGTACAAGATTTATCTACCTCCCGGGGGTACGATGATATAAGATTTGAGTTTCTCTGGCCTGCCCTTCGTTATAAAAGTTTTTGATAATCTCTTTAACTGAGCTAATACCATATGGGTTTCTCCAAAAAAAAGAGCGTACTGCAAGCAGCACACTCAGGCTAGTGTTAAAATTAAAAGAAATTCTTTTAGAATTAGTCTCGCAATAATCCAGGAAATGCCTCCATAACTATTGGCCTGCTTAACCCCTTAGGAGTTTCTTTGTTGATCATAGCAATAACGAGTTCTGCATCTTTAGGATGTATTCCCTCTATCAAACCAATGAATAAATTTTCACGCTTCGGAGCAATCATTTGATCTCCGGGTCCGCCTTTTAAAAAGTATTTAAATTTTGTATTTTCTCTAAGTAAATTTGAAGGATGACTTTGAGGTTCTGCTTGTGTGTATGGCGGTTTTCCACCTGGCAAATTCCATTTCACAGTAGAATCCATAGAACCTCGTATGACATCTTTTAGCGCCCAAGATTCATTTTCTTTTAAGACTTTAATCTTATCTGCTTTGTGTCGCTTTTTAGATATTTCATCTAAAACTTCATAAACATATTGTTTCATTAAATAAACTCCGTTACACTCTCAATCAATCTATTCATCCTCTTTGAAACTAAATAAGGAAATACTTTTCCCTTATTTGACCAAGGATCTTGTTCCATAAAATTATTTATAATATTTTGTTTTAGAGATTCTGGTGTTTTTGTTAAATCAATAAGAGTCTCATTGCGGCAATAATTACGATACCAAGATGCTGCATAAAGTAATTCACCTTCAGATAAATCTTCTATAATAGCATCAGACTTTTTCTTTGATAAAGGTGTTTGTCTACGACCTTCAACAAGTGTGTTATCATCTGATAAAACATTTGGCACGCCATCACCAGTATCGCCTTTAAGAATTTTTAGCTGAAGATTAAGTAATGGATTATCTTCCACTACTAGTTTCTTCAGCATGGGAGAAAACTGTTTAACATTGTCATATCTTTGTAGTTGTTTAAAGTCGCCATCAGAAGATACAATCATAACATCTTCATAGTTACCAAATTCTTGAGTACGTTCAACCAATGTACCTATTACATCGTCTGCTTCACAACCTTCGAGATGAATAACTTTATATGGAAAGTTCTCACGTATTTCATCTTTAATTGTATGCATAATACGAAATGCTTCATTCCAATCAAATGTTGATTCTTCACGACCTTTACGACGATTTGCTTTATATTGTGGAAAGTATCCTCGCCTCCAGTTATTCATGCCATCACAAGCAAGAACCATTTCGCCATACTGCTCTTTAAATTTTTTATTATACATACGTAAAGAATTAAGAGTCATATGGCGAATCATTTGTTCGTCATTTTGTTTATTAATAAGAATAGTGGCAAGACATATGCCGCTGAAGTCAACGAGTATCATATTTAACCTCCCCACCTTAATTTTATAGTTTCCCAAGATTTAATTAAATTTGGTATGTTAATATTAAAATTAGATTCCAAATAGTTTTGATTTGATTTAAGATATTGTATTTTGTCAGAAATGTCCAGTTTTTGAAATTCAAAATAAATAGTTTGTAATGTAGTCATAGTTTCTCCTCATTGGTTATAATCTATTATACCACAGAATGCGATGATTGTAAACAACTTTTTAAAAAGAATTTTTTAATCCAGACACGTGTCGCGCGTGTATCTTACAACCAATAAATTCGTTGTAGTAGTTATCAGAAAGTAAGACATCAAACATAAACTGAAACTTTGCTTCAAAGTATGACATCTCACCTTTTGTCCTGCAAAGATGTAAGATTATTCTTTTGTATCCGTCGGATCCATGTTCTTCGACGAGTTTTTGTAATTCCAAGTTTGATCCGTAGTATTCTCTCCAGTCGGACTCAACTCTTGTTTTAATACGTCTAGATCGTCTGCTATTTTTTGGAAGAGTTTTTGGACGCCAGAAATTTTTCTTTCCAATATACTTCTTCCCACTTCGCAGTTCTGTAATTTCGTAAACAAATCCTTGGTACTCCTCAGGCGTGTTTTTATATTCTTCATTATTATAATACCATGTCATAAAGGTATTTATTCTTCAATAAAAAATGCTTCTTCCATAGTTGAATCTAGCTTTTCTGCTTCTGCTCTTCGTCCACATAAAGGACAAAAGTCAGGTGAATCATAAGCGTGAATAACACTACCTACGCCGCATTCTTCGCAATCTATTTCCCATTCATCCATTCGCTATTCTTTCTAATATCTCTAGTTTGCGATCGTTATCAGCATAAAACCACTCTCTAATCTCATCTTGAGAGCGACCACAACCTATACAATATCCTTTTTCTATATCACAAACTTGAATACAAGGTGATTCAACCTCAAAAGTCGATTTCACACGCACCACCTGCACAAGCTGCAGCTGCTAGTGTATCAACGTCTACATATTTCTTTGCTGTGAGATCAGTCTTCCATTCAATTGGTTTCAGATTTTTTTGTATCTTATTCCATTTATGTAAAAGATAAGAATCTTTTAAACAATATTCTGCTTTTTTAATATCTCCATTGCAATAATTATTTGCAAAATTTTCGAAACGACGAACCCAATCTTTTTTCAATACAGTTGATGAATCATCAAGTGTAAGATCTTCGCCATAGCCTTGTGCAGTCATACAAGCATCCCAAAGGTTATTGAAACATTTCAGTGCGTCAACTACCATACCTGATGCAAAGATTGCACCTTCATTATATTTCTTTACCATTTCTTTTGCTGTGATTACGCCTGTGTTCGGTGCCT